GCTTGTGCTGGTGTACCAGAAGTTTTGCTCATTCCAGTTACATCTGTGGTTTCAGATGCCATATCTCCACCGAGGCCAGTTGCATTAGCAATAAGGTCAAGAATCATCTGACCTTTTGCCGAACCTTCACCTGGGCCAACGCAAATTTCCATAATCTTCTTGAGCATATCAGAAGACGGTTCTTCCGAAGTCGGTTCAGCAGTTGGTTCTTGTGCGGGTGCAACATCAGGAACCTCTTCCTTATACATTTCCTTTACAGGATTTTCTTCGGTCATCATTTTGTCATTTTTCATTACAGTCTCCTTGGATTCAAAAATGGTGGTGGTAGTTGCAGGGTTTGCAACTAGATCCACCGATCTTACTCTGTCGATTCTTACTACTCTTTCTGTACCATCTTGGTCTGGAATTGATTTGCCACTAACGAGATGGCTAAAGCCTACATCACCGAGGCCATTATTTTCAGCAAACCACAAAAACGAATCAATCCCATCAGCATGGGGGTTGTATCTGAAGTCAGCGTATAAACCTTCGGAGGTAAAACGGACATTTTGAAGCCATCCTAGCCGATCAGAAAACAAGGGTGCTTCGGTTTTGTGGTCTTTATTTACTGGAGCGTTTTCGTAAAGCGGAACTGCATCACGAATCGCTTTTGGATCGTAGATTCTGCCATTCATTGAGCTAAATCCAAGTACTTTTACACCGTAAACAATGCACTTGTTTCGGTCAACTACACCTGGTTTATTTTCGATGACGGCATTCATAGTATGATATTACATCCAATCGTCTAGTGTTGTCAACAATTATCCTGTTACAGTCGATGTTTTTGGTGCTTTTGCAGCGGGAAGGTTTGGTGGTGGTTCAGTTGAGTCAAGTTTTTCTGCTGAAGAACTTGACACAGGTTGAACTGGTTCGGGTATCTTAACCACTACATCACGAAACATAAGATCGATGATCTCAGGCGTGATCGCAGGGAAGGATGCTCTCGCAATCGCCTTGCCACTTTCCATTGGAATCTCACCAATAGTGCATCGATGAATAATATCGACAAGGTTGGCGATCTGTGCCCCATTAAGAGCAGAGTCTTGGACTTGCTCGCCACCACCGATTCCTTGAGTAGCACTTCCAGACTCAATCCTTGATGAAGGATTCATCGGATCAATTTCGGTAGCACCCTTCTTCTCATCAACAATTGGTTTGATGAAGTTTGATGCTTCGGTATCGTTATCAAGGCCTAATTCGGAGCGAATCGTTTGAATCGACTTCACACCCATCGAATGGTACACATTGTTCATCTCAGCTTCCTTCTGATGCTCTCTTGATTGAAGAGAATATGCTTCAGAAGTGATCTTGATGTTCTTAAGAATCTCTTTTGGAATGATACCGTGTTCGGATGCGAGGTGGATCTGTGACCAGGCTAAAGATTTGTTTGGCTCGAATCGACATTCGGCCAAGGATCTTCCAACAATCCCTTGCCATCGTTCAAATGTTCTTCGTGCTGGTGCTTCTGCAATAAGTGCCGAAGAGTAGTTATTGTTACTTGCATCTCCTGACATGAGGGTTTCGCTGATTCCAAATCGTGTTGCAAGTGATCGCAAGTTGGCTTGCAAAACCTGGATAAGTCCAGCAGCGTCAACATTCGCCCCAGGGAACTCGTAGTCGATGTTTGCGGGTGCTGTGATGATCGATCCATAGCCGAATCTCTCCAGCCCAATGTTTTCGGTTGCACCCATATTATTGCTGCCACCGAGCGTAGCATCAATCTGTGAGTCAACAAGGGATGCCATTGAGTCAGGGGCAACATTGTTTACCTTCCTGATCATCGCAATCTTAGCTCTAGCTTTCGCCATCGTGACTGTAGAAGCTAAAATATCCTCGCAATTGGTCAAATTCTGGAAAACAGGGTAGAAGGTGGTCAATCCACGCTTTGCGTTAGAATTAGTGCCAATCTTGATGTGTATAATCTCATCCGCAGGGATGAATGTAGGTTCTCTAGATACAGTAGGTTTCAAAATGACTTGATAACCTAAGACGGAGTTAATATCGTCTTCTTCGCAAATGATACCAAATGAGTCTTTTGGCGAACCAATGTCCGTTGCGTAACCTCTGACCAATTCTGGCTCGATAAAGCGAATTACGAGCATTCCGTTGGCTTGTGGGAACTTTCTGATGAATACTTCTCCATCAACATGGAGTCTGTACACAATTTCATTCTCGACATCAACCATGCCGTTGTATTCACGAAATATATCGAGTGATGCCTGACAGCGTTTTAACAGGTCTTCTGGAACTGGGTTCTTTAGATCGATTGAAGCAACCCGCCATTTAAATCCGGCAGACCCAACAACAAATGATTGAAAGCATTGAACTAACCCATGAGCAAACTCATTAGTAGCAAATACGAATCTAGCTCGATCCCTGATGCTTTTAAGCTGCCACCATGATAGGTATATCGGAAGCTGCTCACCTGACAGGTAATTGTCTCTAACCGCTAATTGAGCGGGATTGACCCAACCACCCATCCCCGCATTAGGAAACTGAAACGCACCATATTCTGAAGGATCGTTCCAAAATGGCCCCCAACCTGTTTGATAACTTCCAGTATCATACGAAATAGACTCCGTGATCGATTTTTTCGACCTTGAAGTTCTAGGGGTTGATTTCGGTGCTGGTTTTTTCTTTGCCATTTTTTGGTGACCTGATAACTATTTGTTTACGGCCACAAATCCACTTAGTGTTCCAGATACATTTCCAGATACCGTTAGTTTTATTCCGGCAGCACTTATTAGCAAACCACCACCTTGTACTGCACTAGTAAGCGTTTCATATTGCGGAATATGAATTTTTCCTGACATTGCAGTTGTTCCATCCGCTTCAAAAAACTGAATAGTGCAATCACAATCTGGTTGCAATACAAATGCGTGAACATGAGATTGACCAGTTGCAGAAAGGGTGACTGTTCCTGGAATGGTTTGCGAAATTGGTATAGAACTGTCTGCTGGCATATAAACCTCCGGTTAAGATGTACACATTGTATTGGTTTACTTGGAGAATGCAAGAGAAAATCATTTTGACGATTTGGGAAAAATAGAAAAATTTTTTGGATGCACTTTCAAATTTGACAAAATGAAACTTGACGGTTCTAAAAAAAAGTCTCTGAGTTTAGGGTGGGGTGGGGGGGCTTGGAACCAAGTTGAAAAATTAATAGGGTAAACAAGTTTAGGATATAAATATATTATTATCATTCTATCATATTAGTACACATTAGAATTCTTGAATACAATAATAAAATTAGAATCCTGATTCTATTATAGAAGTAGTAGAGAATGTACTAAATTGGATATGAATATATTATTATATAATAATATATATATAAATATATATATATATATTGATATATTGATATATATCTATCTGCAAGCATACAATACCCTCCATCACCTACCATTCTAATCATCACGCATGGAATAGTACAAAATATCAATAACATGGCGTGAGATACCCTAGAATGTAAGTAATTAATAAATACCAATAGCTAAAATAGACTAAAATTATAATTATTTTAAAAAGAATTTTATCGTCATAAGTCTATATATTGCAATGGTTTACAAAAATGTATCACGCCAAAATAATTATCATTTTATAATATTGCTATTGTCATTTATATTAATTGCCGATATAAAAATAGTGTAAGGTTAATCAATGTGATTAATCAAACAATGTTACAAAATGTAAAGGGTTTATATCATGTTACAAGTTTTATCTTTAGTCGCTATGTTTACCTCATTTGGCCTTGCGATCATCGTTTCTTCTGTATTGCTTGCATTTTCAACTAATAGCTTGCCTATTACCTTGTTTGTAGTTGGAATTGAAATTATCGCATTTTTTGCATTATTGGCTAAAGTAGAATACCAATTAAATAGGTAATAACAACAATGGTTAATTATTCAATCGTAATGGTTACAATCGTAGTTTTTTTACTAGCAATCATAGGCAATTAATTGAACTGGGGACATAAAATGTATATCACTAAATCGCAGTGTTTTGGGCATTACATGGTAATTGGTTGCGGATTTCATACCGATGTATTTGATATGAATACCGATAAAATGGTATTCGGTATTGATGCAATGGAAGCTAAAAATCATTGGTTAGCTTGCAAAAATAAATGCATAAAGATGATCAAGGATAATGCAATAACTGTTAACTAATATTGTTTATTAGTTATGTTTTTTCACACTATTTTTACAAGGGGTTTTGCAATGGTTATTAATTCTAAGAAAACAGTTAAAAAGTCTAATAAACCTAGTGGATACATTATTTACCAAAATAAAGTAATAGTGGTAATAATGATCATTAGGTCAAGTAATAAGAAAACAGGAAACATGGTTCAAACTTACATTATCCGCAAGGATGTTAATCCATTGGAAGCATTAAAGAATGGTAAGGATAGTGCTATTTGTGGCGATTGCATTCATAGGGGTAGATTTATTAAGAATGAAAAAACAGGTAAAATTGAATGGAAGCGAACTTGTTATGTGAATGTTGGTCAAGGTGTTTTGCAAGTCTATAAAAGTTATATTAAAGGCAATTATCCCAAATACAATCCACATAAACATGATGTTAGGTTGTTAGATAAGAATGGTAATAAAAGAATGATTAGACTTGGAACTTATGGCGATCCCGCATTTGTTCCATTGCGAGTTTGGGAATATTTCTTACCTAAATTCGATGGAAAAACAGGATATACTCATCAATGGAATAAACCTTGGATTAATCCTAATTTTAAAAATATTGTTATGGCATCATGCGATAGCAAAACCAATGTAAATGATTCTAATGCCATTGGATATCGATCTTTTATAGTTGTTCCACATGATGAAAAAATAGCCAAAATAAATGATATGAATGCTATTAACTGCCTAAGTGATTCTATCGGCCGTAAATGCGAAGACTGTGGTCTATGCAATGGCAATGAAAAAAATAAAGGCAAAAATGTGTATATAAATGCACATGGTGCTAGTAAGCGTTTTGTTTTGTCATTAGTTTAATTTTCCCTGTTTTTTAACACTATTGGAGTTATTACGATGGATATTTTAAATAATGAATTTTTGTACCGATTTCAAATTAATGATATTGGTATTATCCTTGTCAAGCTTGCAATCGATAATGACGATTCTAAAAAACAATTCAAGTTTTTTAATGGTATTGCATCATACAGAATTATTGACAAATTGAAGGAATTTAAAACACTACTTCAAGCCCAAAAATATTTAGAATCATTGTTTACAGATTACAAGGATACTAGCTATTAAACCTAGTAATACTTAATCCTTAATCCTTAACCCTATTGGAGTCTATTTCATGCTATCTACTATTAAGCTTACTATTTGTTTGAATGGCTTTAAAATTGGTGTTTTAGAAATACCTAGGCACATGATAAGCCACTATCTACCCTTAATAGATAAAGAAATAAGGGTAGAATCATTACCCCAATTTTATCTTACATTTACTCAAAAAGTATTGGAAGATAATCCACTAGTTAGACTTGTTTACATTGATTAGGTATTAAACCTAATACCACTTACCCCTATTTTTAATAGGGGTATACCTAAAAAGTTTACCCCTAAAAAGTTTACCACTACTTAACCTATTGGAGAATATGCAATGAATACCATTAAGCACACTACAACTATTACCATTAAACCTAATCATATTACAGAACTGGAGTATTACAATGAAGATATTGATGGCTTAAATAACCTTACGATCAAGGTAACTAATAACATGGTAACGATAATATCTTATGACGATGAAGCTAATGAAATATTAATTAAAGCTATGCCATTCTATCAGTTATTACAAATAGCTAGCGACAAGCACAACAACAAAAAAGCAGTATTCAAAAAGCTATTTAATCGAGATTAAATTGCGTCCAGTTCGTTTCATTACCTATTTTTTTAGGGGTTCATCCATGCTAGGTATTAACATTAATTGCAAGCACCAAGACTTTATTGGCCAAATTATGAGCGGGGAAAAAATAGTTGAAACAAGAAACACCTATAGTTTAAATCCTTACATAGGTAAGCGAATTGGCTTAATTCGTACTGGTCAAGGTAAAGCTACTCTTGAAGGTTTCGCCACAATAACAGGCCAAATTGTGTACTACAATAAGCTATCATTTGATTCGCATTTTAACCTTCATTTAATTGATTGCAATTCACCATATTACATAAAAGAATCATCAATTAAGGTTGGTTATATCCTTGGAGATGTAATAGCAATAGAACCACAACTTGTTTCAAGTAGGGGTATAATTGCAAGGCAAATAGGTTAACCCCTATTTTTGGTTGGTATGGGGGTAAATGTTTTACCCCTAAAAATTTTCACTATTTTTGAAAGGGTTTTGTAATGGATGATAAGAAGCTTGCTATTTTGAATGATGCTTTAAATGCTGCTTGCAGAGTTATTCAAGATGCTTACGGTATTAACGATGGGGGCTATGCTGAAATGTTTTTTGAAGGGGAAAATAAGGCCCATTTTGAATGTCTTTTTAGCAGTTACATTAAGTTTGAAGTAGATACTAAAGAAGATGAAGAAGAGGAAGATTTAGACCACTATTGCGGAAGAAAACAGATCAAATAGGGCAACCCCTATTTGCAATGGGCATAGGGGTGAAATCAACTGGGCAAAAAATTGTGCAACGGAATTTTATCATTTTTTTGAAAGGGTTTAGCTATGCGTACTTACAAGAATCAGTTTCCAAGATATGATGCAGAACTATTAAAGATAGATGGCTTTTATGATTCTTCATGGGGCAACGATATCTGCCCATCTATCACAATGGATTTAGGCAATGAATGGTATTGCCAAATATTTTGTGATTATCTTGACCCAAAGTTAAGAGAAGAGAAAGAATCAACCCGATTTTTCATATTGCATCAGCAAGACAACAGCTATGAAGGGGCAAAGCTTATGACCGATAGCGAAGAAGAGGTAAGGCAATGGGTTAAGGATAACATCACCAACAAAAAGGCTTAACCCCTATTTTCAATGACCTAGGGGGCGAAATCCCTAGGTCAAAAAATTTTATGGATTAATTGAAATTGTTTTAGGTTGGTAACGAATAGATATTACAACCACAATGAAAGGGGTGTAACAATGCCAGTAAGAGATGCAGAGACAGCAAGAAAAATTATCAAGGCTTGCAAGTTTGGAACAAAACAAATTCGCTGGGTTAAGTTATCTGAAGGGGAACGAATGATTCTCAGGGATGCATTCATATTTCTTAATTACAGCGTTGGTGAAAAGCTTCCAGCGGGCGTAGCCAATGGAAGCATGGAGATATCTAGAGCAGATCGTTCTGATATTAACTGGGTTGAAATTTTAGGAGATGATTAACATGGAAGCAGTTAAAGAATTGATTACTATTACCACTAACCCAAACAAGGATACGATTAACATGGAAGCAGTTAAACCTATTTACCAAGCTATTAGAATGAACGCTGTTCAAATCTTTGAACACAAAGCTAATGCGTGGAAGACTGTCAAGCTTTTTGCCCTCGACAAGTACGAAGATGCCAAAGAACTTGCTAAGAATCTTATTCAAGAATCAGTACAGCAAGACCCTGACGAAGAAGCATCGTGCGGGATTGTAGCCGAGGTTAATTTGTTACCAGCTTTAATGGACAGGAACCTTGTATATGTGATAGAAGATACTAAAGAAATCGTTATGCTAAACATTTAGACCCTGTTTTTGAATGGATAAACCCACATTTTGGGGGAGTCCAAAAGTTCTATCCTTGAAAGGGATACATCATGCCTATTGAATCCGTTCCAGCTTCTAAAATT